CCGGGTCATCTTTTTTTATGCATTGGTCACACTCGTCACCATGAGAGGATATATTAAAGTCCTCTGATTGCTCTGTGCTTCTGCACTGTAAACAAAATCCCATTACCTATCCCCTTCGCATTCTTTTACCCACTCGGCATATTCCTTGGGGTCGCTCTCCCTGAAGCATCTGTCACATTCTTCCCCGCCTGCTTCAAAGTCCGTACTCATCGATGACTCGTGGCAGCCCTCACACCACTGAACTCCTCTTAACTCAACCATACATACACTCATTTAAAACCTCCTCTGTTATGTTTATAAGGACATGCAAGTCCTGTGCCAACTTTCTGCCGCAATAAAATCAATGACTTACAGGTGTCGGGGGTGGGTATTTTTGACACATGGGTGGGTAAACCCCCACTAACGAATTTCAAAATGCCCAAATTCCAAAATCGTTCGAGAGTAATACCAATATCGTTCGAGCCTGCTACCAAGCATTTATTTGGCATCGGGGCCTCACCGCCGTATGGCAGCATATGGCAGCATGGGGCAACGTATGGCAACGTATGGCAGCATAGTGTGTCACACTGCACAAACGACCGGGTGGGTAAAGCCCCACCTATGGGGCAAAAAGCCCCACTGACATTCATGTCATGGTGGGTGGGGTTTTCCCCCTCATGGGGTAAAAATACCCATGTTTTTCGTGTGTTTGTCGTGTTTAACTCCCTAAAAATTATTAGTGTTACTTATGGCATAGACTTTGCATGCCTGCAACAGTAAAAAAAACTTTTAAAGGAAAAAGGTAAAAAGATGAACAAAATTGACGAATTAGAAAAAATGCTCTTTCCAATGACGCATGCCGGGAAAGGAAGATTAGCAAAACCCTACTATGAAATGACACAAAAGGAAAAAACTATGCATGAGAATAAGATGAGTGAACAGTACGAGCAAGCCATAAAGGGCTTAAAGCTATTCGCTAAACTTTACCCAAAGAAAGGCGAAGAATTAGAGCAGGAATTTGAAACGCTAGACTTTGATTCTTTTAAAAATTTAAAGCGTTTAGAAGATAGAGACTTAACTTACAAGCACCTGCAAGGTTTAACTGAACAAGTTAAAGCGCAAAAGAATAAAATAGAATGCTTAGAGCAGGAATTAAGAGAAGCTGATAACTTCGAGGATGATTTAATATCTCAACTAAGAGCGTCACACTATTATGCGAGTAATCAGGACGATATTTGTGACGATATGGCCGGGGCAATTAGACTGCTCAATAAGGTGTCAGCAAACAACACCTTGAACCATACGGATGCATTGATGCTTAAGGCTATTGTTAAAGTTGCTTTAAACATGCTCGATAAAGTTGACACCGAAAGCGTAGCTAACTACCTATAATTAAAAGGAAAACAAAAAATGAAAAATACACAAGAGATATTAGTTAATCAGGCAAATTTGGCAAATATGCTAGTAAATTGCGAGCCGAGCATGGACACCAAATCCATAACCGATGCAATGAAAAAAAACGAAGAGCTTATCATGGAAAGGCGCGCAATTGCTAAAGCTAAAAATATGGGCATTATTTTGGACTTAGACAAGGGCAAGCAAGCAATTGTGGAAAACCACGTTGACTTTATCAATAAACTTTTAGGGCTATAAGGAGGAAATATTATGAAAAAACTTTTATCTAAAAAACAAGCTTTAAAACGTGCGGGCATTTACGGGGTCAAGCGCCTATTGACCGTATCACAACCTAAAACTATGCTTAGTGAAACACTTGGTGTTTTAACGGCGCCCTTGATGCTTGCACCAAGCAAAAGTGCCTATGCTATTCTAAAAGCAATTGGCTTGACGCTTGATGCTAGCATTTTTAAGAATATTTGCCCATGGGCTACAAGGGGATGCTTGGCGCTTTGTTTGGGGCCACATAGTGGTAGGGGACGAATGCTCTTGGCAATGGTTGCACGCGCAAGAAGAACATGGTTTTATCATGCCGAACCCATTGCTTTTAAGGCGTTACTTTATCACGAACTAGCAGCATTCGAGAAAAGAGCTAAAAAGCTTGGTATGTTAGCGGCCGCGAGACTAGATACTGTAAGTGATATGGCTATCGCTCAAGAATTTTTAGCGCTATTCCCCAACATTATGTTTTATGACTACACTGCAAACATTGAGCGGGTAAGGGCATGGGCTAAAAATCGCGATACTATGCCTAATTATTATTTGACTTTTAGCGCTAAGGAAGACAATCAGGCAGAATATCACGAAGCCTTAAGTTTAGGGGTCAACGTGGCTTTATGCGTGGCTTATGAAAAGGATGAAGGTATACCGCGAAGTATTGAAGGCTTTTTGACTTATGACGCTGATTTGCACGACTATCGTCCAATTGACCCAAGAGCCAAAATTGGCTTAATAGGTGTCTTAAAACCCAAGGGTTCAAAGGCGAAAAATGACACGTTAGGCTTCACTCGGCAACATGATAGAAGAGCGTTGTTCATGGTCAACGATAAACCACGGTTTATGCTAGCGGCCTAACTCAAACCCATATCTTAAAGCATTTAAAGCCCTTTTTAGGGCTTTTCTTGCGTTCAGCGCATAAGACTTCAAACAAACCCCTAAAACATACCCAAATAAGCCAAATCGATTCTAATGCCTATAGCAGCCCTATAGCGGCGTTTTAGTGCTTTTGAATAGTAGGGTTTAGGTTTAGGCTATAAAGAGCTTGACAAGGCGCTGAAGGCTATGTAAACCTTATTCAAGGTTAAGGGCTTAAAGCAATCGCCCAAAACAAGCTAGAAAAGAGCCTAAAAATGCGCCACGTTAAGCACACAACATGCCACTCTAAAACATTTAATCTCACCAAAACAAGCCCCAAAACTCTCAAGCCCGACCCAAACCACGCTCAAATTGGCATGGAACCTGCAATAATGCAAGAAACGTGCCAAGATCGAACCCTAAACCGTCATTATCGACCCATGCGGGTTGGCATGAAGCTTGCATATATGCACAGACCGTGCCAAACGGCAACATGGCATGACTCTTGCCCCGGCATAGGGCTTGCAACCCCTGCAACTCGCGTGCCAATGTCAGTAGCGAAAAACTCGACCCCACCCCCCTCGAAACCCGGATACAGTATTAATACTCACACACAAACACTAAACCCGAAATCGCGTTCTATTTTTTGGAGCTAAAAACATGGTATTGAAAAGAGTTAAGGGCGGCTACAGGGTACTAGCTAAATCGACAGGAAAACCGTTAAGTAAAAAGCCGTTAAGCAAGAAGAAAGCAAAGAAACAGCTTGCGGCGATAGAAATTAGTAAAAAGCTAAGAAAGGGCTTAAGTTATGGAAAATAATACACCCGCTGAGGGCAATGAGGGCAAAGATGCCATTAATAACAAGTATACGGAGCTATGCACCCAACGAGGGGCCTTAACACATCAGATTGACCGTTTGAGCAAGCAATTAGGCGCATTAGACGCTCAGATTGATGGTTTGGACGTTGCCATGATGGTTGTTACCCAATTAGAGGCAGGACCCGATGCAGAAGCGCAACAAGCACCAATTAGTCCCTCTGCCGGAAAAGAATAAGGAAGAGTACACCGATGACAAGTTAGTTCGTGACTCGATGCGTCATAAGATGCAGGTTGCGAAGGTCATCCCTAGTTCACAAGGACTCATATCGGACTTCCTTTCGTTGGTCCATATGGAGATGACCAAGCTAGCGGGGTCTATAGGTGTAGAATCCGAATGCTTGGACGAGAACCGTTCAAAGCACTTGTCCCGGCTCATTACTTCCCTCGACAGGCTAGTGAAGCTAGAGGGGGACGTTCGCGGGCTGAGTGAGATTGATAGGATGGATGATAAAGATCTCAAGAGGCGAATCAAAGATGCGCTTAAGACACTTAAGATTGGTGACAGTGAGATTGAAGAAATGATTAAGAATGCTACTGATGCGTAGTATATAATATATATCTAATAGATATTAGCCACCTCGGAGCCGCCACAGCGTGCTTCTCATCAGGCCACATATTTATATATATATTACATATATACCCTGTCAAGTTGAAAGAGAGAAATTTTGGAAGAGCAGTTAAACGTTATAGTTAGGGACGCTACTCAAGAGGACTTGCCCCTAATCTACAACTCATGGCTCAAGCAATATCGAGAAAGCCCTTTTTCGGTTGGCATCAGTAACGGTGTTTTTTATTCCCAACATCGCAAGGTCATAGACCACCTTCTAGGGAGAGCAATTATAAAAGTGGCATGTGACCCTCAAGATCCTACAAGAATCTACTCATGGGCCTGTGGTGAGGTCTACGACACACCTGTGTTACACTTTGTGTACACCAAGAAGGAATATCGCAACAAGGGACTGTGCAAATTGCTCCTTGCTGAGTACGGTTGGTCACCAAGCAACCACATTATCACCACTCATTTTATGAAATACAAAAACTCAATGAAAAATAACAAAGAAAAGAAAATTGTGTACAACCCATATTTGCTTTATGTGTACATGAGTAAAGGAGTACAGGATGAAACTCAAATCAGTTAGATTTAAAAGCAACGTGAGACTCCCTAATGGGGCCTTAGCGTCTTATGCGGCTTTGACCGATGTGAACCAACGCCTTAGCTACATAGAACTAGTAGAGGGGTTTGTGGTCATTCACAGGCAACATTTAAGTACAATTGTGCCTTTGTCTAACGTGGCACACTGTGAGACAATGGAAGAGCCTACCATATCTCTACTTTCCAAGGAACAACCGAAAGGCCACTCGCATGAACAAAAAGAAGGACTCGGCGTGGGAGGAAAGCCCAAAAAAACCAAAAAAGGAAGAAAGAAAACTGCTGTTCTTTGAGCGGTTTAGAAAATTGGATTGGAAGCCATTTGTCCCACTGAAGAACAAAAAGGAAATAGGTGAAAACTAGAGACTACTCCGTTAACGGTATAATGATAACGGACTGCCCGAGCAGGGCACATAAATACAATATGCAGGGCATACCTAGCATGACCGACAAGGAAGTATTCAGTATCCAACGTCAGATAAAAGGGAAAATGCCCGACAGTCTTAAAAAAATAATTTGTGACGTAAAGACAATTTTAGGTGGCACAGTAAAGAGGATATGGGTAAAAAGTCCGACCAAATGAACCCCATCGAAGCGCGTGAACTCGTAAAGGAGTACATCAAGCGTTTCGGTGAAACTCCAAAGAAGGAGAAGTCGGCACAGGTCACCGAAAGGTCTACCCAATTCTTCAAGGACTGCTTCGATAAGCAGGTAGCATTCATAAGTGACCCTGCGAAGCTCAAGACAGCCCTTTGTAGCCGCAGGGCGGGCAAAACCCACTCCTGTGCCGTGTATCTCCTAAAACAGGCCCTAGAGAACCCTGAGAGCGAAGCAGCCTACATTGCCCTTACACGCATCAACGCGAAGCGTGTCATGTGGCCCAAGCTCAAACAGCTAGACCGTCAATACAGTATGAACATCAAGTTCAACAATGCCGAACTGACGGCATATCTCCCCAACGGGAGCGTCATCTACCTGACGGCAGCGAACGACCAAGCCGACATCGACAAGCTTCGAGGAAGCGCGTTTGTGCTTATCATCATCGATGAGTGTGCCTCTTTTGGACCACACATGGATGAATTAGTCGAAGAGGTGTTGGAACCAACCTTGATAGACCATAATGGGACTATGTGTCTTATCGGGACACCCAACGCTGCCTGTACGGGAATCTTTCACCGTGCAACGACAGAACCCAATTCGGATTATAGTAATCATTATTGGACTATCTTGGACAATCCCCATATCCCCCACGCTCAGGATTGGCTAGACAAGCGCATGAAGCGTAGGGGGTGGGACAACGAGCATCCTGTTTATCTGCGCGAGTGGTGCGGGAGGTGGGTGCGCTCCGCAGACAGTCTTGTTTATAAGTTCAACGAGGCTGTTAACCTTTACGACACCCTCCCCTCTTTGGATTATGACTTCGACTACATACTTGGCGTGGATTTGGGTTTCAACGATGCATCTGCGTTTACTATTTGTGCCTTTAATCGGTACCTTCCTACTCTCTATCTCGTCTACGAAATGAAACGTGTCGGGATGATTCCGGCAGAGATCGCGCAGCACATCGAGGAGCTTGGGAAACGTTATGAATTTACTCGTATCGTAATGGATACGGGCGGCCTCGGCAAGAGTATCGCGGAGGAGTTCCGTATCCGTTACAATATCCCCGTCACCGCCGCAAGCAAACATGACAAATTTAGCTACGTTGAACTTC